GGAACTCCAGGACCCACTCGGGGAGGCCGCGAGCGCCGTCCTCGTCTCCGTCGACGTCCGCGAAGTCGGCGGCGACCAGCTCTGTGACGATCTCCGGGCATGCGGCGAACTCGCGCATGGCCCGCTGGATAGACGGGCGATCCGCCGGAGCCGTGGACTGTGGGACACCCGCCGCCCGGTCCTCCCCGCCATACACGTGAAGGGCCACGAGGTCGAACATGCTGAGCGCCCGCCCGTATGCCGGGTCGGAGGCGTGGTTGGAGAACACGTAGCCGTCCGGGTAGACGATCACGCCGCCCTCGCTTTCGGCGGGCGTGTAGTGCCAGCGGTTGGGTTCGCCGTCCACCGGGTCATAGGGGAGGTGGAACGTCTCGACGGCGCGTGCCATGTCGTACACGCGGTTGAAAGCGCCTGCCACGCCGGGCAGTTCCTTGGGGTCGCGCTTCGGCCCCGTCTTGTGATCGGGCGTAGCGTGAAGCCCGCCGAAGTCGCGCAGGAGGCCCTGCGCGGTCGCCGTCGCGCCGTCGCACTCCACAACCTCGTACTCGTCCGGGTTGGCCGTCGCAGGCCAGAACATCAGGCGCTCGGGCTGCGTGCTGCCCGGGTCAAACTGTGCCTCGCCCAGCGCCTCCATGAGTCCGCGGGCTACCCGAGGGTACTCCTCCTCGCTCAGGCCGGGTCCCATGATCGGGAAGATCACACGGTAGCGCGGGTGGGCGCGGGTGTGGCTGTAGGTGGAGTGGACGAGGGCGCGAAGTCCGAGGCCCGCGACGTGGGCGGGCAGGGTCTCGGAGGCCGCGTCCGCGTCCAGCGTGACCGCGCTACGGTACTCGACTTGGCCCTTCTTGCGGGCGGTGCCCTTCAGGCGACCGGCGACGTAGCCGCCGCAGTCCTTCACGGCCTCGGGGTTGTGTGCGCGGTCCACGAGGCGCTCCCACGTCAGCGTGGCAGCCTCCCAGCGGCGCGACGATACGGACGGTGCGACCGACAGGTCAAGGGTGAGATCGGCGGCGGTCTTGGTGCTCATCAGTTCTTGGTCCTTCCTGCTAGATGAGGCTTTCCAGGTGTCCGAGGAGGGCGGCCTGAATCTCGGCCTTGCCCTCCAGCACCCGGAGGATGTTCGAGTCAAGCGTACCGCGAGACTCGATCACGTGGACGACGACGGGGTGAGTCTGCCCCTGACGCTGGAGCCGCTTGTTGGCCTGCTGCCACTGCTCCAGCGACCAGGGGAGCGAGGTCCACACGATGGTGTGCCCACCGTGCTGCAGGTTGAGGCCGTGCCCGGCGCTGGCGGGGTGGGCGAGAAGAATCGGGATGCGTCCGGCGTTCCACCGCTTCACCGCGCCAAACTCGCTCACGTGGACGGACTCGGGGAATCGCTCCTGAATCATCTCCAGCTCGGCCTGGAAACGGTAGAACACGAGGACGGGGGAGCCGGTGCCCTCGACCACTTCCGCGAGCGCGTCCAGCTTCGCGTGATGCAGCCAGTCCCAGCCGTTTCGGTCGTCGTCGTAGAGGAACCCCGCGCTGATCTGGCTCAGACGGTTGGACGCGACGGCGGCAGTCGAGGCGGTGTGTTTCACGCCGCCCAGGAGGGTGAGGTCTGCGACGAGCTGCGTCGCCATGTCCTTGTAGGCCCGCTTCGCAGAGGCCGGCATTTCGACCTCGATCCGGTTCAGGGTCAGCGGCGGGAGCTGGAGGCGGCCCTCCGTGCCCATCGAGAGGCAAATGTCCTCCAGTAGGGTGTGGATGCGCTCGGACGCGCCGGGGCGCGGCTGCCAGCCTGTGACCACGCCGGAGGGTAGGCGACCGGCCTCCATGAAGTAACGGCGGCGATAGCCGGTGATCGTGCGTCCGAGGCGCTCCCCGAAGTCCATGAGGTAGATCTGCGCCCAGAGGTCGAGGAGGCCGTTCGGGGACGGTGTGCCGGTCATTTCCCACAAGCAGGATGCGGTTTTGGCGATCAGGCGGGCGGCCTTCCACCTTTTGGAGCGGTGGTTCTTGAATCCGCTGGCTTCGTCCAGGATGAGGGTCTCCCACCCGTGTGGCTGGCGGGCCGCCTCCCCCAGGAGCTGGTGCGAGATGACGTACACGTCAGCGTCGGTGGCCCAGGCGGCGGCCCGCTGCGCCGGGGTGCCCACGACGGGAACCACGCGCAGATCTGGCCTCCACTTGGTGGCCTCCTCGGGCCACACGTCGCGGGTCACCCGCGCCGGGGCCGTCACGAGGGCGGGAAGGTGGCGCTCCTCCAGAGCAGACAGGACGGAGGCAGTTTTGCCCAGGCCCATGTCGAGCCAGAGGCCCGCCCGGTCGTGCGCCTTCAGGTGGGCGACCGCCGCCTGCTGGTAGGGGTGGAGGCGCAGGGGCGCGTTCACTCGCCAGCCTCGGGAGCGTCGACGCGGACAGACCCGCTGGGGGTCTTGACGGTGATCGAGGCCAGCGGAACGGTGATGAGGGCGCTCAGCTCGCCCTCATCGACGTCGAGGCAGGGGACGATCTTCCCAATGACGCTGAGCGGCTGGCCGTCCAGGAGGATAGTCTTCGTCGTCCGGTTGATCTCGAGCGCGTGCAGCTTGTGCATGATGGGGTCCTTTCAAGGGGGTGGGGCCGCCGATGGTCCAGCGGCCCCACCGGGCGGAGGTGTTACTTGGTGAATCGGCGGTCGATGATGTGACCGCCGAGGACGAGCGCCGCGCCGATCAGAAGGGGCACGAGGGCAACGCCGATGCCGTCGAGGGTCGCGCCGGTCCGGGCGAGGCGCGTCGTAGGCGCGGGGGCGGGCTGCGCGTCGGCCTTCGGTTCGGGCTTCGGGGTCGCACGCGAGGGGACCGGGGCGGAGGAGGAGGTGACCTTGGGTTCCGGGGTCTTGTCCACCGTCGGCATGGTGGGCGTGGGCTTCGGGGCCGGGGTGGTGGGGGTCGGCTCGGGAGTCGGCTCAGTCGTCGGAGTAGGCGCAGGCGCGGGAGTGGGCTTCACGGTGCCGTCGCCGTCCGTGCCACCGCTGGCCTTGATCGTCGCGGTCGCCTCGAAGGACTGGCCGTTGATCGTCGCCTTGTTCGTGTAGGTCGTCTGGCCCTCGACGGGCTTCGTCGCATCCGGGAAGGTCACGCACACGAGCGCGCCCGCCGGGGGCGTGAAGGTCAGCGTGTGCTTCGCGTCGTCCAGCTTGCCGTCCGTCCAGCTCGTCGTCTTGGGGTCCCACGTGGGGCCGGTCGAGCACTTCACCGCCGCGTGCAGGGCGTTGGTCTCATCGGTGATCGTGTACTCGGTGGACGGCTCCACCTTCCACTGGATGCCCCAGGCGATGGACCCATTGGCATCGGTCCACCCGTATTTCAGGGTTTCCGGCTTGGCGTACTCGTAGTGCGCCGGGCTGGCGCAGTCGTTGCTGCACGTGCCGGTGCCGTCCTTATCGCCCCACACGAGGGTGCGGACCGTCTCGCCGTTCAGGGTGATCCGGGTGGACTCGGTGCCCACGGCCTTATCGGTGAGCTGGGCGCGGGCGTGGAACGTGCCGGACACGTCCTGCTTCGCCGCCCACGCTTCGGGAACCTCGGTCACCGTGCAGGTGAGGGTCGCCTGGTCGGCGACGCACTCACCAATCCGGGTGCCGTCGTCCAGGGTGAACGGAAAGCCAGCGCGCCAGGCAAAGCCACCGTCGATGCTGCCAACGGTCAGGGTCGAGCCGACGGTCAGGCGCGGGGTCTGCCAGGTGCCCTCAACGGTCACCTCGCTTGTGGTCTGGCGCGACGCGGACGTGGCCTTCGTGACCTGGGCGCTGATCGGCTCCGGGCTGGTGGGGGCCGCGAGCGCAGGGGCCGCCGCTGCGACGGCAAGGCCCACGGTGAGGCCGAGGCCCGCGAGCGCGTACTTGGTGTTCATAGTAGTTGGTCCTTTCAAGGAGCAGGGTCACCGGGGCGGTGACATGAGTCAGTATAGGGCACCCCGCCGCCCAACGCAACACAAAGCGCTAAGGCGGCGGGGCGCGGTGGTCAGGACGCGGCGATACCCACGCGAGGCCCGTCCAGGCGCTCACCCATCCAGCCAATGCCGGACACGTAACCGTCGCGCTCGCCGCTCGCCGCCCCATCACGGTCGATCAGGAGGCCACGCGCCGGACGAATGTTCACACCGTCCCTCGCCTTCGCCTCGGCCCGCTGATAGCGGGAGGCCAGCACGAGGTCCTGGCCCGTCGAGGTCGTCTCCTCCCTCGTGGCGATCTCGATACGATCAGCAATGCCCTGGAAGAAACCCATCACGTAGGAGCGGCGGAAACGGCGACGCTCAGACTCACTGTAGAAGTCCTCGTAGCGCAGACGGTCCTTCAGCATGGACGGGTAGGACGCGATGGCGGAGTTGTAGAACTCGCTGACGTATGCGAGGTCGGACCTGGTGCCGACGATGGTGGCGAGCGTGTGCCGCTTGTACGTCCTCCAGGAGCAGAAGCAGTCCAGTGCGCGGGCGAGGGTGGCGAGGCCGTCCACGATGGCGCGCGCCATCGACGCGGACCCGCCCTTGATCTCCACCTCCATCGAGGTAATGTCCTCGTCCTTGGCGCGCGCGTCGCCCTCGGGCAGGGACTCGATGCGGTAACGCACCATGAGGCGCTCGGCCCGGCGCTGGGCGAGCTCGCGTTCGTTGATGGATGTGCCTCGGTCGGAAGCAATGCGCAGGAGCTGCCTAATCTGCTCGATGATCTTGTTCTCGGTCATTGGTCTTGGTCCTTTCAGTGGTCGAGGGTGACGAAGGGATTGGCGGGGTTGACGGGTCCGGTCGGATCGTCCTCGACGATGACGCAGGACACCGGGATGGTCAGGGTGATGAAGTGCCGCCCGTAGCCGTTGGTTGTCTGGCGGATGCCGTCGACGGGGAGGACGATCTGGGAGCCGATGCGGGCGGCGCGGGTCTGCACGTTGTAGGCGAACTCGGGCAGTTCGGGGGTGGTCATGATGGTTGGTCCTTTCGATGGGGTGGAGGCCCCGCCGGGTGACGGGGCCTCCGGGGTGGGTCAGGCGAGGGCGTTCAGCTCGTCGGCGTAGTCGGCCTTGATCTCCTCGAGCATCGGCTCACGGCCCTGGGCCTCGTACTCGGTTTCGGCCACGCGGTTGATCAGGTCGATCTGCTCGGCGTTGAAGCCCTGGAGGCTGACGGCGGAGAAGAAGTAGCGGCTCATGGTTTTGGTCCTTTCGGTTCGGGTCACCGTCTCTCGGTGACATGAATTAGTATAGCACACCCAAAGACCAATAGTGCAACATCTAGCGCGTGTAACGTCAGTCACACAAGCGGCGAACCTTGCCACCCCCACGACGACGCGGGGGCAACCCAGGCACCCCGAGATCATCCAACCACGCGGACACCTCCACCGTCCCACTCAGCAAGACGACCTCCACGCCCGCCCGCCTCGCGCGGTTATGCCACGCCACCTGAATAGGCCGCACGCGCCCGCCCGGACGCTTCAGCTCCACCAGATACACCCGCCCCTCCCAGATCACCAGCCGGTCAGGGATACCCGCGTCCGTCGGCGCGAGCTTCGGACACAGACCCCCGGCGGCGCTCACCCTGTCGTGCAGGAGGCGTTCGGCCAAAGACTCCAGCTCGGTGCTCACGCTGCCACCTCCTCGGGCCAGGGATACACCACGGGGGCCGCGTTCACGCCCACCAGCGAGTAGATGCCCAGCGTGTGGTCGATCCACCGACGCACGTCGGAGCGGTAGGTCAGCAGTCCGGCGCGCCCTGTGTGGGCAATCAGCGCGACGCACGCGGGCGCGTCCACCATGAGGGGGAGCATGGCACGGATGCGACCAGGCGCAAGACGAGGCCGCACGACGCGGCCACCACCGAGGCCGATCACCGTCGCACGATAGGTCGGCGGCGCATCCGACAGGCCGCTGTTACGCAGCGCGTCGGTGAGGCTCACCCACACGTGGCCGCACGAGTCGAGGCCCACGAGGAGCCGACGATCACCGCCCGGCTCAGGGATGAGGGCATGGTCAATGACATAGGGGCGGCGCTTGCCGCACGGTTCTAAACATTCCATACACCCCATGTTAGCGCTTGAATGGTGCGGTGTCGAGGCGTCCGGGGCCGACCTCGTGTGCCACCGCCGCCGAAGGTCGCACAGTAGTAGACACCCGAAACGGGGTGTAACGAAAACTCGTTACAACTTCTCGTTACACCCTTGTTACACCTGTTTTGCCTTGGTATCGCAGCGAAAACGGCGAAAAGCGCTCGCGCCCCGTATCAAGAAATCCTATTTACTTTAAATAGCGAAAAGATGATCAGTAACGCGTTAGCATGCAATACTATTGAACAACTTTGCTAAGAATCTGCTCTATATAGGGATATAAGGCATCTCGTTACAAGAGTGTAAAGTTCCGCAGAATACCAACGAAAAACCCACGTAACAAAGCGTAACAAGGTTGTAACAAGCCCGTAACAAGATGTAACAAGACCCCACCCCACCCCACAAACGTTGAAACCACGCTGTAACAAGACGAAACCGCTAAACACTTGACACCCACCACCCCGCCGCCCGGCCCCACGCACACCACGAGGTAGGCGCATCGGGCCACGCGAGGTAGGCCCCGCGTGCTACACTCACCCCATGACCCCCAGACCCGGCACCTCCCGCACCGGCACCGCCCGGCACAAGCGGTGGCGCGTCCGCGTCCTCCACCTCGCACAGGCCAACGGACAAACTCACTGCCCAGACTGCGGGCAACCACTCGCCTGGGGGACCACGCTCCAGCCTCGCAGCCCAGAGCCAGACCACGTGGTCCCGGTGGCACGAGGTGGGGGCGACACCATCGACAACGCCCGCGTCACCTGCCGCCAATGCAACCAGAAGCGCGGCTCCAAACCCATCCCAAGTCAGCCCAGGCCAGCCCAGCCCCACACCGTCGGAGGCATCCAATGGTGAACACCACCTACCCGAAGCCCGTTCGTGAGTGGATGGGGAGCACCATCCGAACCGAAGTGCCGGGAACTGCTACAACCAGCACCCCAGATGTGGCAAACCTCACGCCCGAAACCAATACTTACCACTTGACAAGGGGCGGTATCCCCTCCCCCAACAACCAGGAACACCCAGAGGCCCAAGCGAAATACCCCCCTGGGGTACCCGAAACCGCCCCTAAGCGCTAAACACGTCATGCGCTAAAACCACCCGGATATGCTATAATCGGCCCCATGAACGACTTTGACCTGCTCGATCTGCTCGACGAGACCCCCAACGGGGCATACTCCGTCGTGATCTTCCCGAACCGCGACGCTCTGCGCCGCAAATTCCAGCCGTTCGTCGGCCAGTACGACCCCACGTACCGCACCCACTCGCTTCACCGTGCCGAGTACCTGGAGGACCGCAAGCGCCGCGCCCGCGTCTACCTGCGCACACCCAAGCAGATCACGGCTGCGAACCGAAACCGCGCCATCGACGGCGCGGTCAGGGCCTATATCGCGCCCGGCGTGAACGTCTCCTACCTCATGGAAACGTGCCTGAAAAAGTCCGGCATCCACGAGGTGCTGCCAGCCGACGCGGCGGGGCTGATCTGACATGCCCGAGAAGTACGACCGCGAAGCGGAGCTGCGCGACCTCCTGGACACCGCACGGGAGGCCATCCGGGTGGCGAAGCCCGATAGCCTGTCGGCGCTCCTGAACGCCGCCAACAAGCTGTCCCGCGACCTCTACGAGCTGGAAAACCCGGTGCCCTCGGCCTCCCCCACGCCTCCCAAGGGCCGCGAGGAGACCGCCGTGGACATCTTCAAGGCGAGGATGCGCAAGCGTGACACCCGCGCCTCCTAGCCGGGAGGCGCTGGAGGCCTCCCAGCGCCCCTGCGTGACCATCACGTCCCCCTCGATTGACTCGCTGGGGGACCTCGCCATATCCCTGGCAGCCGACTACAAGCTGGTTCCAGACCCCTGGCAGGCCTGGGTCCTGGACAACTGGCTGGCGACGGCGGGCGATAGCTGGGCCAACCTCACATGCGGGCTGGCCGTGCCCCGCCAGAATGGCAAAAACGCCGCCTTGGAGATCAGGGAGTTGTTCGGCGTGATCGGGCGCGGTGAGCGCATCCTGCATACGGCGCACGAGGTGAAGACGGCGCAGAAGCATTTCCGCCGACTGAAGCACTTTTTCGGGCAGAAGACGAACGACCCAGGCGCGAAGTTCCCCGAGCTGAACGCCCTCGTGGAGAACATCCGCAACGTGAACGGCCAGGAGGCCATCTTCTTGAAGAATGGCGGGTCTATCGAGATCGCCGCCCGCTCGAAGGGGTCGGGCCGTGGTTTCACGGTCGATATTCTCGTCATGGACGAGGCGCAGCAGCTCACGGACGAGGCGTTGGAGGCGCTTCTGTCCACCACGTCGGCGGCCCCGCTGGGTGACCCGCAGTGGATTTACACGGGCACGCCGCCGGGTCCGACGGCGGAGGGCGAGGTGTTTTCGCGCGTGCGCCGCGACGCGCTGAGCGGTGAGTCTTCGCGCACGTGCTGGGATGAGTGGTCTCCGCCTGGCCTGCCCAGGTCGCTGGCTGAGGTCGATCTGGATGACCGGGACCTGTGGGTGCGGACCAATCCGGCGGTCGCGTCTGGTCGCTTGAAGCTGAGCGTGATTGAGGCTGAGCGCAAGCGGTACTCGGACGATGGTTTCGCCCGCGAGCGCCTAGGCTGGTGGGCCTCAGATGACAACACGCGCCGCCTGATTGGCCTGGATGACTGGGAGGCGACGGGGGTCACCGAGCTTGCCCCTGAGCTGACCACGGATCGCGCCGTGCGGGCGCTGGGGGTGGCGTTCTCGAAGGATGGGCGGCGCGTCGCGGTGGCTGGCGCGCTGCACGACCGCAAGGCTGGCGTGTCCCACGTGGAGCTGATCGACCTCGAAGCCGGCGATTTCTCCAACATGAACAGCGCGGCGCTCGCGGAATGGCTGTACGAGCGGCGGGGCCGCTACTCGGCGGTGGGCGTGTCGGGCCGTTCGGGCGCTCTGGCGCTCCAGCAGGACCTGCGCGCGCTGCGTCCGCCGCGCCGCTACCTGCACGTCCTGGACAACGCGGAGTACTTCACGGCCTGCTCGGGCTTCTTGAACGCGGTCAGGGGTCGCACGGTCTCGCACCCGGGCGGGTATAATGCGGATAGCGACCCCCTGGATGCGTCTGTGGGGGTGTCAGACAAGAAGATCAGGACCACGGACGGCGCGTGGGGGTGGCACTCGACGGCCCAGGAGGGCGACGAGGTGCCCCTGGAGGCCGTGAGCGTGGCGCTGTGGATGGCGCGGACGACGCGCCGCCGCCCGAATAGGAGCCAGGAGGCCCTCGCATGACCACCAACGTCGACCTGCGTCTGATCGCGGGCATGGGACCCCAGCTATTCACCGCGCCCACTGTGGCGGGCCTGCCTGACGATCTCCAGGCGACGCTGGAGGAGCTGGTGAACACCTGGCAGGCCCGCTATCCGGGCAATGCCCGCCGCCAGGCCTATCTCGACTGCAAGGTGTACGTCGACAGTCTGGACATTGCGCTGCCTCGGGAGATCGCGCGCGACCTGCGCCTAGTGTCCACGTGGCCGGAGAAGGCCGTTTTCTCGCTCACCTCCCGGTGTCACTGGGACGGTGTGGTGGCTCCGGATGGGTCGGAGGACCCTTACGGGCTGGCCTCGATCCTGGAGGAGAACAGGTTTTCGACGGAGATCGGGCAGGCGGTCGCCAGCGCGGCGACGCACGGCGTGGCTTTCCTGACGACGCTCCCCGGCGACGTGGCGGCGGGTGACCCGCCGGTCCTCGTCCTGCCCTATTCGGCTATGACGGCGGCGGCGCTGTGGGACCGACGTCGACGGGGCATCCGCGCCGGGCTTCTCATCAACGACGTGGACTACCTGGGCAGGCCTACGGAGCTGATCCTGCTCACCCCGCACGTGATGGTGAGCATGGCTCCCCTGGGCGCGCAGGGCTGGTTTGTCACGGGGCATGTGGAGCACCACCTGGGCCGCACGCCTATGGAGGCGCTTGTCTATCGCGGCAACCTGGATCGACCGCTGGGGAGGTCCAGGCTCACGGACGGCGTGCTGTCCATCGTGGACCGCGCCGTGCGCGCCTCGATGCGCATGGACGTGTCCTCGGAGCTTTTCACCGCGCCTGGCCTGCTCCTGCGCGGCGTGGACAAGACGACGTTCGACCAGATTAAGGGGTCCTGGAGCTGGCGACTCGGGTCGGTCAAGGGCATCTCCCGCGACGAGGAAGGCGACCTCCCCGAGGTCGACATGATCCCCCAGCAGTCCATGCAGCCCTACGTCGACCAGCTCCGTGAGCTGGCGCAGGAGATGGCGGGCGCGCTGTCCCTCCCGGTGGGGTCCCTCGGCATCGTCCAGGACAACCCATCCTCGGCGGACGCGATTTACGCGGCGCGCGAGGAGCTGGTGACCGAAGCCTCTGACTTCAACGACGCGAACAGCTACGCGCTTAACCGCGTGTATCGCAACATTCTGATGCTGCGTGACGGGTGGTTGCCCGAGGACGCGGCGCGTATCTCGACGCACTGGCGCAACCCGGCTCGCCCGTCGATTGTCTCCCAGTCGGACGCGATGATCAAGCAGATTCAGGCTATCCCGGAGATTGGGAAGACGGATGTCGCCCTGGAGGAGCTGGGTTACACGCGCCAGCAGATTACGCGGATGCGGGCGCAGATCGAGCAGACGCGGGGCCGGGATAACCTGGACGCGATTCTGCGTGGCGCTCGCGGCCCTGCCGCCGGGGGTGGTGATTTTGACCTCATCTGAGCAGCTGAAGGTCTACGATCAGCTGGTCAGGGCGACGCTCACGGGCGCGGAGGACCAGCTGGTGAGCCTGTTCCGCGTCCTGAACTTCGAGGACGTGCCGCTGTCGCGTGAGGAGATGAAGCGTTTCCTGAGCAGCCTCGTTGACGCTTACGGCCCTGCGCTCACGCAGGGCGCGCTCGACTGGTATCAGGAGCTGCGCCCTGCGTACAAGACGGCGTACACGCCGAAGGCGCTGATCCCGGCGAACTCTGCGGAGCGGATCGACCGGCTGAGCCGCTACGCGGCGGGCCTGGGCCACGACAACCCGGGGAAGGCGATCCGCGTCGTGGCGGGCGCGATTGGGCGTGAGATTCAGACGGGCGCGCGCCGGTCGATCCTGCGGGCGGCGGACCTGGACCCGAGCGCCCCGCGCTTTGCCCGCGTCCCGGTCGGAAAGACGTGTGCGTTCTGCACGCTGTTGGCCTCGCGCGGCTGGGTGTATCACTCGAAGGACCTGGCGGGCGGGGCGGGGCACGAGTACCACGACTCGTGCGACTGTCGCATTGTGCCGGACTGGGAGCACAAGGCGCTCCCTGGTTACCATCCGGACGATATGTACGCGGCGTACCTGTCGGCGCGCCGTGCTGCGGTGAAAGATGGTGTGAAGGCACCATCTGGGCGTATAATTACGGCGTATATGCGGGACGGCCACCCCGAAATGTTCTCGGATGGTCAGGGTGTGGATCGTCCTTCGCGGGCGCTCCGCTCGCGCAGGCTTGAGAAGCTCGCGGCTTCTCGGGAGAAGGAGAACAGGAATGAAGAAGAAGGCTAAGGCCACGGAGGCGGTCCAGGAGGCCGCTCCCGCTGTCGATCAGGCCCCCGAGGCACCGGAGGCTACTCCGGCGGCTCCCGAAGCGCCCGAGGCACCCGCTGAGGACGCTCCGGTGGCCCCTGAAGCGCCCGAGGCACCGGCTGAGGAGGCCTCCGAGGAGTCCGCGGACTCCCCCGAAGCGCCTGAAGCGCCCGAGGCACCCGCTGAGGACGCGCAGGCGGCCACTGAAGCGCCCTCCGAGGACGCTCAGGACGCGGTGAAGGCGCTCCAGGCGAGCGTCGAGGCCCTTCAGGCGCAGCTCCAGGAGATGCGCGACCGTGAGGAGGCCCGCGAGCGCGAGGCGAAGCGCGCGCAGCGCCTGGAGAAGGCGGGCATCCCCGCCACGCTTGGGTCTTTCATCCGCGATGACGCGGACCTCGAGGCTCTGAATGAGGCCCTGAAGGGTCTCGCTAAGTCCACCCCGGCACCCGCCGGGGCTGCCTCCACGTCCACGCTCCCCACCGTGGGGACGAAGAACCTCGGCGGGGAGGTGCTCAGCGTTGACGAGATGATCGCCCGCGCTGAGGCGAACGGCGACCACGCCGCGCTCTCCAGCCTCAAGCTGGCGAAGCTCTCGGCTGCGTCCAATCTCATCTAGGAGGAAACATGACCGGCGTTACTGGTCAGGGTACGACCTACAATCTGCCCAACTACACAGGAGACCTGTTCCTGGTCTCCAAGGATGACACGCCTTTCCTGTCCGCTATCGGCGGTCTGACCGGCGGCGAGACCGCAGGGGCCACCCTCATCGAGTGGCAGACCGAGGACCTGCGCGACGCGGATATTACCCGCCAGCGCACCGAGGGCGCTCAGGCTCCCACGGGTGAGGAGCGCGTGCGCTCTCGCGTGTCCAACGTCCTGGAGATTCACCAGGAGGTCGTGGAGCTGTCCTACACGCGACAGGCCACCACTCGTATGCGCTCGACCGACGGCGAGAAGCTGGTGACCATCGGCACCACGACCATGCCCGAGTCCGAGCTGAAGCACCAGATCGACCTGTCCCTGAAGCAGGTCGCCCTGGACGTGAACAAGGCGTTCATCACGGGCACCTACCAGAACCCCACCGACAACACCACGCCTCGAAAGACGCGCGGTCTTGTCGATGCCATCACGACGAACGTCGTGGCGGGCACCGGCAACCTGACCGAGGACCTCGTGCTGGACACCCTCCAGAAGGTGTGGGAGCACGGCGGCATCCGTGAGGGCGAGACCCGCACGATCCTGGTCGGTGCGAAGATGAAGCGTGCCCTCTCCAAGGTGTTCATCAAGGAGAACGGCTACCGCGAGTCTTCCCGCACGGTCGGCGGCGTGGACGTTCAGGCCATCGAGACCGACTTTGGCAAGTGCAACATCATGCTAGACAATGATGTTCCTGCCGACACCCTCCTGGTCGTGTCGCTTGAGGAGTGCGTGCCCGTCTTCCTGGAGATTCCGGGCAAGGGCACGTTCTTTGCCGAGCCTCTCGCCAAGACGGGCGCGCTTGATCGCGTCCAGATTTACGGCGAGATCGGCCTCAAGTACGGTGCTGAGCAGCACCACGGCAAGCTGAAGCTGTCGTGACCGACTCCGGAGGCGGGGCCTTGAGCATCGGCCCCGCCTCCGGCTCAACTGTGAGGAGAACACACCGTGAACATCTACTCGAGCATCTACCCTGAGCTGCTTCTGGTCCTGCCTTCGGGCAGTATCCAGTTCACCGAGGGGTCGGCCACGGTTACCGACGAGAAGCTGGCGGGCGAAGTCCTCGAGCTGGCGGCTCGCGCGGAGGACCTGGGTCTGATCGCTCCCGAGGCCGCGCCCGTTGAGGACGAGAAGCAGGGCAAGAAGTCCGGCAAGAAGGCCGACGAGGAGCTGGTTTGACGTGACCGCCCTCGCCTTCGCCACGCTTGACGATCTGCGCGACCGTCTGTCCCCCGAGGACCTTCGGGTGGTGGACGCGGCCCCGGCGCGCGCTCAGGTCCTCCTGGAGGACGCGAGCGACCTCATCCGGCACCGCTGCGCGGGCTGGGAGGGCGCGCCGGAGTCGGTGCGGGTGGCGGTCGTGTGCCGCGTCGTCGCCCGCGCTTTGCGTCAGCGTCCGGCGGGCGTGGCCGGGGATGCCTCCCAGGTCACCCAGACCACCGGCCCGTTCACCATGTCCACGTCGTGGTCGACCCCGAGCGGGGATATGTTCCTCACGAGGCAGGACCGCGACGACATCAACGGTGCGACGGCCTCGTTTTTCGGGTGCGCGGACACCCTGTTTGGGGGTCGCTCGTGAGCGTCATGGAGGCATGGAAGGAACCGGCGACGCTGTTGCGCAGGTCGGAGCCGAAGCGTGACCCCCTGGGGGTCGCTTTCCGGACGCATGACGTTCAGGAGATCGCGCTGGCCCCGGTCTTGGTCGCCACCACGGAGTCCGAGAACCGCCCGGATACGGGCGAGGACTACGGCACCCGTGAGGACGTGACGATCTACTGGGATAATCGGGACGAGGCTCCGGCCTCCGTCCTGCCTGGTGACCGTGTGCGTCTGCGTGGTGGCGTGTGGGAGCCGGTCGGCTCCCTGGTAGGGTACCCCCTGGGGGTATATCTGCGACTCAGGAAGGAGGCCCCGCGTGAGCGTTAAGTTCAAGCCAAATAAGAGGACGGCGGAGGCCATCCTGAAGGGGTCAGAGGTGCAGGCCCTGCTTGCCCAGAAGGCGGCGGCTGTGGCCGCGCGCGCCGGGGAAGGCTTCACGTCTGGCGTGCGGGTCGGTAAGGACCGCGCGCGAGCATACGTCCTCCCGGAAACGTACAAGGCCCGTAAGCGACAGGCGCGCGACCACGTGCTGGAGCGCGCCGTAGGAAGGGGCTAATCATGAGCCACCCACTCCCCGATCTCCAGAAGCTGGTGATCGACTACCTGAACCGGCCCGGCGTTGTCCGGGGCCTTGAGGGCGAGCTGGCGGGCACCACGGTGGGCGGCGTGCGCCCCTCCACCGAGGGCGACCCCCATCCTTACGTCCTCGTTCTGGCGACGGGAGGCCCCGGTCAGCATGATCGCGTCCTCTACACCGCTCAGATAACCATCGACTCCTACGCGCCCACCTCGTGGTGGGCGGGCGAGCTTGCCCGCCGCGTGGGGGATGCTGTCCACGCTCTCCCGAGTGCGGACGGCCCGGTGGCGGTCGTGCAGTCTCCCGCTCCGGCGGAACTGCCCGATCCTGACACCGATCTGCGTCGCTACACTGCGACGTACCAAGTCACCGCAAAATTAGGAGTTGCACCGTGAGTAATACTAACGCCGATCTCGCGTTCATGGCAGGCTCCGAGAAGGACACGCTCTATCTCGGCCCTGCGAATACCGACCTGTCCACGATCACCAACCTGACCACTCCCATGCCCACGGGCATGATCGACGTGGGCTGGCTGTCCGAGGACGGCATGGGCCTTGGCATGTCCGACTCGGTGGACAAGGTTCGCGGCCATCAGGGCCACGGCGTTGTCCGCACGTACATGTCTGAGTCGTCCACGACGTTCAAGGCCTCGCTTCTTGAAAGCAAGCTCGAGCTTCTGAAGCGTTACCTGGGCGTGCTGAAGACCGAGAAGGTCACGGCTGGCACGTCCTCGATCACTCGCATGGAGGTTTCGACCTCCCGTAAGGTTGAGGGCCTCGTCGGCGTTGCCGACCTTTTCGACGTGTCCACCGGAAAGCAGAGGCGCTATGTCTTCAAGCGCCTGGAGCTGGGCGAGCGCTCCGACATCTCGTACAAGGTCGGCGAGCTGACCGTGTACGAATACAACCTCGAGGTCTTGGACGGCTACGTCCTCCTGACCGATGAGGAGGGCCTGAAGGTCGTCTGACCCCTGGTCTCCCACCCGCGCGCCGTGTCTGTTCTCCCGGCGCGCGGGTGGGCATCACACCCCTTTGGAGAACAGGCCAATTTAACCGATAGCCAATTTTTAGGAGAACAGATCATGGCTACCAAGACCACCACCGCCCGTAAGCCCGCCGCCCGTAAGGCACCGTCCGCCGCTGAGCTGGCGCGCCGTGAGGCCCAGTCCAAGCGCGACACTGGCGCGCCCCAGCCCGTTCACGTCGAGGTCATGGGCGTTGCCCTCGACGTTGACCCCACCGACGTGGATGATTTCGACGCAATGGTGGCAATGGAGCAGGGCGACTACCGCCCCATGCTGGAGCTACTTATCCCGGATGAGGGCGAGCGCGAGGCCGCGCTGACCGCCCTCCGTGAGGAGTCCGGCAAGCTCCGATACTCCAAGGTGGTCGAGTTTGTCCAGTCGGTTTTCCGGTCTCTCCGACAGGGAAACTGATCGGCCTCGCCACCTTCCTGGAGGACCACTGGGAGGTGCTGGAGGCCGACTTCCAGATGACCTACAACCTTGACCTGACGGAGGTTTTCACCGGCGGCCTGTCGCTGCGTCGTGTCAAGGTGCTGATCGACAACCTGCCCTCCGGGTCGCTGCTCCGCAAACGCATGGGCGGAGCAGCGGCCTGGACGGACGAGGTGGCGGCTACCTTCGCCGCTAACCACCGTCTGGAGGGTATAATCATTACGTCCCTGGGTGGCAAGAAGGGCGACGTGCCCAAGCCTGTCGCCCCGCCTGAGCCTGGCTGGTTCGAGCGGGCGGAGGCAGAGGCCCAGAGGCGTGATGAACGGGCGCGACGTTGGATCGCGGCGCACAGTTAGGAGCTTGACGTGGCGGAAAACGGCTTTAGCCTGGGTACGGCGTGGATTCAGATCGCGCCGTCCCTGAAGGGCCTGAACGATTCCGTCCGCAAGGAGCTGGGCGACGTCGATACCAGGCCCGCTGAGAAGAAGATCGAGTCCGGCCTTGGCGGCGCTTTCAAGAGCGCGGCCAAGGCCGGTGCGCTCGCCCTCGGCGCTATGGGTGCCATCGGCGCGGTGGTGGGTTTCGCGGATGTCGCCAGGGAGGCGCTGGCGGCTAGTGACGCGACCGACAAGTTCAAGAACACGCTGTCCTTCGCTGGTGTCGCGTCGGATGAGATCGAGAAGCTGACCGCTAGTACGAAGAAGTACGCGGACGACACGGTCTACGAGTTGGCCGATATCCAGAACATCACGGCGCAGCTCGCCGCGAATGGTGTTGAGGGCTACGACCAGCTTGCCGAGGCGGCGGGTAACCTCAACGCCGTCGCGGGCGGCAATGCGGATACCTTCAAGTCGGTGGGTATGGTGTTGACCCAGACGGCTGGGCAGGGAAAACTGACCACTGAGAACTGGAACCAATTGGCCGACGCAATTCCGGGCGCGTCTGGCAAGCTCCAGGAGGCCCTGGAGAAGAACGGCGCGTACACGGGGAATTTCCGGGATGCGATGGCGAAGGGCGAGATCACCGCCCAGGAATTCAACCAGGCGATTCTGGACCTTGGTTTCACCGACGTGGCGCGGGAGGCGGCAACTTCTACCAGCACGATTGAGGGCGCGTGGGGCAACCTCCAGGCGGCGCTCGTCACGGGCGGTATGGAGATCGTGGACCGCATCAAGCCCGCCCTGACCGACTTCATGGGCGTGGTGGCCGAGGGCGCATCCGCTGCCTTCGGCTGGATTAACGGGAGCCTGTTCCCGGCGCTGGAGTCGATCTGGACGCTGGTAACCACCGGCTCCTACGACGGGAACCTGTTCGGCCTCGCGTCGGACTCGGGGGTCATCACTGCCCTGACCACGATCAAGGACGCCGGCCTGGACCTGTATAACTGGGTGACAGGTACCCTCGTCCCTGGCGTGCAGTCCTTCTTTGACCTCGCGGTCAACGGCAACTTCGACGGGAACTTCTTCGGGGTCCAGGAGGACTCCGGCCTTATCGACTTTATCCTATCGGTCAGGGATAACGTCATGGACATCTGGGGCTTTATGTCCACGACGGTTATCCCTGGCGTGGCGAACTTCCTGGGTAGCGTGGTGTCGTCCCCGTTCTGGGGCGTGCTGGGGTCATTCTTCGGCGCGCTCGTGCAGAATAAGGTGATCCTGGAGGCCGTCGTGGGCGGCTTTATCGCCTGGAAGACGGTCACGGGCACCATGAGCCTTGTCGCGCTGACGACTCAGGTGTGGGGCCAGGTGACGGCCTGGACGGCGGCGAAGGTCGCCAAGGCCGAAGACCTCGCGCAGACCGTCGCGCTGAAGGCCATGTACGCGGGGGACTTCCTGCGTAGCATCGTGCAGCAGGGCGTGCAGGTTGGCCGCACGACCGCCGCCTGGGTTGCCCAGAAGGGCGCTATGGTGGCTGGCAAGGTCGCCACGGGCGCATACACCGCCGCCCAGTGGCTGCTGAACGCGGCTATGGACGCGAACCCGATCGGTCTGATTGTGGTCGCTATTGGCGCGCTGGTCGCGGCCTTCGTCGTCGCCTACAACAAGTCCGAGACGTTCAGGAACTTCATCGACGGCATGTGGGCGGGCATCAAGTCCGCCGTCGGCTCGGTCATCGACTGGTTCCAGACTTACCTCCTGCCTGTTTTTGAGGCCGTGTGGGAGGGGATCAAGGTCGCCGTCTGGGTGGTCGTCACGGCCATTGCCCTGTACATCGAGGCGTGGAAGGCCGTCCTCCAGGGGATTGCCGACTTCATCGTGACCTACGTGTGGCCCTACATTCAGACCGCCTGGGAGGGCATCAAGACCGGGGTGGCGACCCTGTGGGAGTACATGCAGGCGGCCTGGGCGGGCATCCAGACGGCGGTGCAGACCGTGGCGGACTTCTTCACGGCCTACGTCCTCCCGGTGATCGTCGCCGTGTGGGACGGCATCAAGGCCGGGGCGGGCCTCCTGTGGGACGGCATCCAGGCCTACTGGAACTACATCCAGACGTGCGTGCAGGTCGCCGCCGATTTGTTCCAGACCTACGTCCTCCCGGTGATTACCGCCGTGTGGGACGGCATCAAGGCGGGCGCGGGCCTCCTGTGGCAGGGTATTCAGACCGTGTGGACGGGCATCCAGACGACGGTGCAGACGGTGACGGGCTGGTTCCAGTCCTACGTGCTGCCCGTGATCTCGACCGTATGGGAAGGCATCAAGTCCGGCGCGCAGGCACTCTGGACGGCCATCACCTCCATCTGGGAAGGCATCAAGTCCTCCATCAACTCCGTGGCAACCTGGATGAGTGGCACCCTCCAGTCCATCATCTCAACGGTGACGGGCGGTATCCAGAGCGCCTTCCAGTCGATGAAGGACAGCGTGGCGAATATCTGGAGCTCGGTCAAGTCCGTGGTCGCCAAGCCCATCAACTTCATCATCAACACGGTCTACACCTCGGGCATCAAGAAGACGGCGGATTCGATGGCCGAGAAGCTCGGCCTGTCCTTCCGTCTCCCGGCGGTCTCGCCTATCGCCGAGTACGCCTCGGGCGGTGTCCTCCCCGGATACACGCCGGGCCGGGACATCTATCACTTCTTCTCCCCGGATGGTGGCGGCGCGCTCGCCCTGTCCGGCGGCGAGGCCATTATGCGCCCCGAGTGGGTGCGCGCGGTGGGTGGTCCCGAGGCCGTGGCGCGTATGAACGCCGCCGCCCGGGCGCACTCCTCCTACATCCCCGGCGGGGACACGGGGGTCAAGTTCGCGGCCTACGCGAACGGCGGTATCTGGGGTGCTGTGAAGGGCGGCTGGGACTGGATCAAGGACGCAGCCGACACGATGGGGAAGATCATTGCCGACCCGATTGGCGCGGTGGCGAACTTCATCAAGGCCCCGGTCAACGCCATGATGGCTAACTTGCCTGGCTCTGGCATGATCTCGGACTCCATGAGGGCCGTCCCTGGCATCTGGATCGACGGTTTCGCCAACTGGCTGAAGGGCAAGACGGAGACGATGGGCGCGGTCGGCATCGTCAACGCCGCCCGTAAGGCTATCGGCGTGCCCTACGTGTGGGGCGGCAGCTCTATTCCTCCGGGCCTGGACTGCTCCGGCCTGGTCTACTGGGCCGCCCACCAGATGGGCAGCTCGATTCCCCGCCTGACGGCAGCGGGCTACCAGGCTGGCTCCAGCGCGGGAAACGTCAACGTCCCCGGCACGCTCCTGTACTGGGGCAACCCCGCCAGGCACGTCGCCATTTCGTCCGGTAACGGCATGATGGTGGAGGCACCTAAGCCCGGCGCTTTCGTGCGCGAGACCGGCATCTGGGGGTCCCCCACGGCGGGCACCTACAAGTTCGACAATGGGGGCTATCTCCAGCCGGGCCTGACCACGGTCTTGAACAAGACGGGTAAGCCTGAGCCGGTCTTTACGTCTGGTCAGTGGGACGCGCTTCAGAACCGCGTCGCAGCGACCAGCGGGCCGGATACGCTGGTGGTCGTGGACGAGGACGGCCAGCTCATGGCGCGGATGCGCGTCGCGGCCAGGGGCGCGGTGAATGACGCGCTGGCTCCGGCTTCTCGCACGCGCGCCCGTGATCTCCTCGGCGCAGGCTTCTAACAGGAAGGGACGGTTAGCGTATGGCTACCGTATGGTCCGCTTCTAGCGGATACATGTTCATTGGCATTGCCTTGGACTGGTCGGGCGACCCGGCCAGCGGGTCGGTCACGGTCACGGCGACCGTGACCGCCTGTTCCGACGGGTACGGCCACAACTGGACCAACAGGTGGCGCTGGTGGGGCTACTCGGGCGAAGGCTCCGAGTCGTTCAGCTTCTCGTCTGGCTACGGCCAGACGGTCTACAAGCAACTGTCGCAGTGGAGCTTCAACGTCCCGCTGAAGTACGGCGCGGAGACCACGATTGGCATTGGCGCGAGCCTGGGGCCGATCTGGAACGGCGGCAACCCGGCGGTAGAAAATTACCTGACGTTGCCTGCACGTCCAGTCAATGTTCCGAACGCTCCGACGGTCGCCCGCGCCACCCGCGTCAGCGACTCCCAGATCACGGTTGACTGGATTGCGCCGCCCCAGGGCGAGGCTAATCCCATCGACAACTATGTGGTCGAGCGGCGGGAGGATGAGTCCGCGGACTGGGAAGTTGTCGCTCCGGTCAAAAATGCGGTCTCCCTGGCAACCTTCAACGTGACCGCTGGTCATAAGTACGCATACCGCGTGAAGTCGGAGAACAGCGCGGGAGGTTCGGCCTACGCGGAGGCGGAGCCGGTCTACACGACTCCGCCCGCGCCGATCAACGTCCATGCAGAGAAGAACGCGGACGGCGACATTCTGATCACGTGGGAGAATAAGGCCCCGTATACTCCGACCAGGTGGGATGTTTACGACGGCAACCAGTTGCTCGTCAGGCTCCCCCTCAAAACGGATGAGCCGTTCTTCAAGCACCGGAACCCGCGCCTGGACGTGGCCCACCAGTACCGCGTCGTCTGCGTCGGCGGCACTGTGGAGTCTCCGAAGTCGGCTCCGTCCAACGTTGTGCAGCTCCTGGCGCGTCCGAACGCGCCGGAGCCGACTTCGGACGGCGTGTACTTCCCGTCCGACGACCCCGTGATTCTGACCTGGCGGCATAATCCGACCGACTCCAGCCCGCAGACCCGTTACAGCCTTCAGTATCAGAAGAAGGCGACGGGCGCGCCGGGGCCGACGTTCGACCGCCGCGACACCGCGCAGCAGGCGACGGTGGGCGTGCTCCAGGTCGGCACCTACGAGTATTGGGTGAAGACCTGGGGTCTGCACGCGGATGCGTCCCCGGTCTCCAGGCGGGCGACGTTCTACGTGGAGCCGCGTCCCGTCGTGTCGATTCAGTCCCCCTCCCAGACGGTCAAGACCTCGTTCGTGGAGGTGGCGTGGTCGTACTCGTCGCAGGGTGGCCCGGCGCAGTCGAGCGCCCGCGTGGAGCTGTACCTGGGCGGCAACAACCTTGTGGAAACGCAGGAGGTGCGCGGGCCGCTGACCCGCGTCCGCCTGAACACCTACCTGGAGAATGGGCGCACTTACCGTGTGGTCGTGGTTGCGACGAACGCACACGGAGTGCAGTCCAGGATCACCAACCAGACGTTTGCCGTGGCCTATGAGAAGCCTCCGGCCCCGCGCGTGTATCCGGAGTGGGACGACCTGGCGGGATGCGTGCGTGTCCGCGTGGTGAACCCGGCCCCGGAGGCGGGTAAGCCCGCCGCTGTGCGCAACAGGGTGGAGCGCAGCGACGACGGCGGTAGGTCTTGGACGACGATCACCGAGGACCTGCCCGTGTCCGGCCAGCTCCTCGACTACCAGTCGGTCAGTCATGGGGCGGCGGCATACCGCGTGACCGCCACGTCGACGTTGCCGTCGTCGGCGGTCACGACGGAGGAGATGGTCCTGGAGTCGTGGGCCATGTGGATTGGCGGGGGCCAGAACTTCGGCTTCACCGTGCCCCTGCGGTGGGACCCCCTGCACTCGTGCAAGACGGGCCTCGCCAACCGCAAGCTGTACCGTTTCGCGGGCCGGGAGAAGGCCGTGGAGATGGCCGGACGACACCGCCAGAAGACCCTGAGCCTGTCCGCGACCCTGTTTGATGAGGACTTCTGGATGATCCAGCGGCTGGAGGAGCTGTCCTACATGGCGGGGCCGTTCCTGTACCGCGACCCGATGGGCCGCCGCGTTTACTGTTCGGTCAAAGACTTCAACGCTGACCGGGCGCTGTCGGGCAAGTGGAGTGTTAAGCTGGAGGTCGAGGAGGTGGACCATGAGTAACCGGCTTGACCACGTGGAAAACGCGCTCGCGGAGCTGATCAGGGAGAAGTATCCGGAGGGTGCGCTGGTTGGCGCGTGGACCGTCTCCTGCGAGGTCCTGACCACGGAGGCGGACGGGGACTCTCGCGCCCTGTGGTTCCTGGAGGGCCGGGGGTCCCTGATTACCCGTCGCGGCCTGATCGAGCTGTCTCGTGACGTGCTCGCGCGGACGGTGAAGGAGACCGACGAGTGAGCGGTCTCGACACCCATAGGCAGGCGGATTACACGGTCACTCTCCTGGACTCCAAGGACCGTGTAATCCGTCGTCTGGACGGCGTGACTGGCGGGAACATAACGCTTAGCAACTCCACGAGGCTGCGTGCGTCTGGGAGCCTGAGTCTCACGGAGGCGTGCGGGCCTATCGACTGGATGACTCAGCGCGTCCGCGTCGACTACGCCACGCCCGGCCAGACCTGGGGCCTGGGCGTGTTCCTCCTGTCTGCGCCCACCCGCTCCTACGGTGAGGCCGGGTCTACGTGGGACGTTGACCTGTCGTCCCCGCTGGCCCTCCCGGATGCTGATTGCGTGGACCGCACCTACGTGGTGAAGGCGGGGTCCAACTTGATCGACGTGGCGGCGGGGCTGCTGCGCGACACCGGCCTGGAGCGCCTGTCCATCACGCCGTCGACGGCCACCGCGTCGTCCGACATCGTGTACGATCCGGGCAAGTCCAAGCTGACCATAGCCAACGAGCTACTCTCGGCGGCGGGCTACTGGTCGGCGCACCCGGACGGTGAGGGGCAGGTCCACCTGGACCCCTACGTGCGTCCGGCGGCGCGCGGCGTGGCCTACGACTTCCGGGAGGGCGCGAGGGCTATCCACCTCCCCGAGTGGGAGCGTGAACTGGACGCGGCCAGCGTCCCCAACAAGGTGGTCCTGGTGTCCGAGGGTAGCCAGGATAAGGCGGCTCTGGTGGGCGTGGCGACCAACGAGGACCCCGCCAGCGCCTACTCATTCCAGGCGCGCGGACGGTGGATTGTCGAGACCCAGACGGGCGTGGAGGCCGCTAATCAAGAGTCCATCGACTCGCAGGCGCGCCGCCGCCTCATCGACGTGTCCACGCCGTCCGCGTCGATCACAATCCAGCACATGCCGGTGCCCCTCCAGCCCAACCAGGTGGCGGGCTTCTCCAGCCAGGGGCACACGACGCAGGGTGTCGTGAAGGAGATCGAGTACACGCTGGACCCCACCGCGCTCGTGAAAACCAAGCTCCTGGAGGTGACCGACCTATGACGACGCTCGACTACCTCATGAACGTTGTCGCGGGCCTGCGCTCGCGCCTCGACCTCGCTCCCGTCTTCCGGTGGGCCGTCGTGGTCGGCACCGACCCGTTGCGCGTGCAGCTTGACGGCGACGCAACGCCCCTGTCCGCTGACCCGATCAACTTTGCGGGTGACTTGAAGACGGGCCGCCGCGTCTGGACGGTCAGCGTCAACCGCCGTCTCTACCTTCTGGGGACGGTGCGGGAGACGCAGACGGGCGACGGCGGTTCTTCCGCCCCGGTGGGCACCGTCGTGGCCTATGCGGGGGTGAAGGCTCCCGCCGGGTGGCTCCTGTGTGATGGGACGGCCTACAAGAAGGCGCAGTATCCGGCGCTCGCGGCGGTCCTCGGCGCGACAGGGACGGGCGCGGACTTCGCCGTGCCTGACCTTCGGGGCCGTTTCCTCATGGGCACGTCGGCCACCCACCCGCGAGCGCAGACGGGCGGCGAGGAGACCCACACCCTGACCACCGCTGAGATGCCGTTCCACAACCACAAGGTGATCGGCCAGGGTTACGACAGCTCGTGGTTTGGCGGCGTGGGTATCTGGCGGTCGGATGCGGGCTCGGGCGGCAAGTGGACCGTCGCGGCGGGGTCCGGTTCGGGCCAGCTTGGCTACCTGGACGCGGCGGCTACGGGCGGCAACAAGCCGCACAACAACCTCCCTCCGTTCTACGCGGTGGGCTACATTATCAAGGCCTAGAAGGGGGCTTTTCATGGCTGCAACAAGCCGGGCACTGATCGCGGTGACGAAGGATGCCGCGCTGAAGGAGCGCGCCGTTGCCCTGGCGGCGACGCTGGGCATGACGGAGAACGAGGTGGAGGCCTCCTGGCGTAACATCGTCGTCTCCAATGCCGACAACACGGGCAAGCAGGCTATCGCGGACGTGTACGAAGACGCGTTCGAGAAGCGGTACCTGGCGCTTGCCAAGGTCCCGCCCGAGGTGGGCGAGGACCTATCCGCCGTGACGGACGAGCACTTGCTGTTCGCCCTCCGGCAAGCACTGAAGGACAAGAAGGAGAACTAACCATGCCAGATATTGACGCATTTGCATATGACATGCAGTGGTGGTGCCAGTACGGTGACCTGGGTTACGACCAGTGGAACCGCTGGGACCTGCGCGTGGGTGGCGAGACCGACTGTTCGGCGCTCGTTATCGGCGTGCTGAAGGCGCGCGGCTTTGACACCGGCAACGCGACGTACACGGGCAACATGGCCCGCGAGCTGACCGCTCGCGGCTGGGACCTGCTCGACCCCGATACCGACCTGGAGCGCGGCGACATCCTGCTCAACCACGCCAACCACGTCGCGGTCTACCTGGGTGGCGGTCTTCTCGCTCAGGCCTCGATTGACGAGCGCGGCGAGATCGCGGGCGGCCAGGCAGGCGACCAGGCCAACGAGACCAACATCCGCCGCTATTACGATTACCCGTGGGACTGTGTTCTCAGGTTCACGGGGTCGGATACGGGCGGCGTGTCCACCTACGGCCACGGTTCCGGCTACAACGCCAACGGGTACGGCGAGGACTACGTGCGCGAAGTCCAGCAGCAGCTCCTGGCGCGAGGCTACGACCTGGGTGAGGACGGCGCAGACGGCATCCTGGGCGAGAACACCTACGCCGCGATTAAGGCCTTCCAGGAGGCGAACGGTGGCCTGGAGATCGACGGTATCCCGGGTCCCCAGACGCTGGCTGCGCTGCGCGGCGCGAGCATCGTCCCCACCGCAGCCCACCAGCCCGCCGTCGACGGCTACTGGGGCGAGGCGACGACGCGCCTCCTCCAGGGTGTCCTGGGCACGACGGTGGACGGCGTGGTGTCGTCCCAGGCGGCGGTGAACCGCGACGCGCTTCCTGCCTGCACGTCCGGCTGGGAGTTTGTGCCCACCGAGGTCGCGGAAGGCTCCCTCCTCATCGAGGCCATGCAGACGGCCCTCGGCGTGGAGGCTGACGGCCTCATGGGGCCGGACACGGCGAACGCACTCGCCGCACGGTACGGACTGGAGGGCGACGGGTGCCTGGATGCCCCGTCTCCCACGGTCGAAGCAATGCAGCAGGCGCTGCTGAATGGAGGATGGTAATCATGGGTGCTCCGAAGCATGCTCTCACGACTGATCGCACGAAGTGGGCGGCTCTTACGCCGCCGCGCCGCAAGGCCATTTACGGCATTGTGGCGGCGCTCCTGGCGGTGGGCATGGCCTACGGCCTGGTCACGCCGGAACAGTCCACGCACTGGCTCGACGTGGCGGATAAGGCGCTGGGTCTTATCGCCCTCGTGCTTGCCGCCTCCCACACGGGCGGGGTCTACGAGGCCCCGATCTACGGTGAGCGAGACCTGGAGGACTCGCCCCAGTGAATCCCGGCGAGGTCGTGGCCGTCATCAGCGCCTCCGGAGTCGCCTTCGGGGGCCTGGTGACCGCCGTGTCCGTCCTCGCTGGCATGAAGTGGGGGCGAGAGAAGGCTAAGGCGGAGGCGCTCCTGGTCCGGGAGCAGGTCGGCAAGGCCCGCGCCGAGCGCGAGCAGGCCGAAACATCGGCCGCGCTGGAGGCTATCGCGGGGAAGATCGACCAGCGTCTGGACGCGCTGGAGGCCTCGCTGTCAGAAGTACACCATGAGGTGACCCCGAATCATGGGGGCAGCATCAAGGACGCGGTGCGCCGCATCGAGCAGAACCAAGAGGGTTTCCGTTCGACGTTGGACGCGCACGGCCAGGTGCTTGCTTCTCATGGTCAGGTGCTCACCAATATTACCGAGCGCCAGGACCGCGATATGCGGGACCTGGGCGCTCGGATTGACAATATTCAGGAGACGGCGTGGGCGGAGCACGAGGCGCTCCGGGATACGCTCTCGACCATAGGAGCGTCGTCATGACTGCTTTCATCGAGGGGTCCGTGCAGACCCCCACCGGGCGTATCGTCCCCATGACGGTTCACGCGAAGCCCATCCCGGACCCGGCGCGGATGGCCGACGGGAACGTGCTCGTCGCGGGTAATCTCGCGGCGGGTGTTCGCACGCCGATTTCGGCCAGCCTGCACCCTGGGCGGTACAGGCTCCGTGTGTACACACCATCGGGCCTGTTGGCTGAGCGCGAGATGGACCTGGTGGAGGGCCAGCACGTGACTATCGCGGAGCTGCTGGAGCCGACCACGGTCCCAGCGTCGCCTGCTGTTGAGCCTGAGCCGCGAGCGCAGCCGGGCGTAACGCCTGCGCCCTCGCCTGGGTTAGCGCCGCAGCCTGGGCCTCCTCCCCCGCTTCCGGAGGGCTGGGACGAGCTGTAGGCACACACAAGACGAGGCCCCTCCAACCAGTCCGGTTGGAGGGGCCTCGTCTTGTGTGGCGGCTACGATACCACAGCCATGTCCCACTCGCGGCGGTATAGCTCCCACGCATGCCCGAGGAGGCGGCTCAGGATCACCAAGCTGCGGTCCATGCTGCGCTCGCGGCTCAGCACTTCGTCACACAGCTCCTCGAGGGTGAGCTGAACCAGCTTGATAAGCTGCTCGTCCGGGCAGGTGACGCGGGGGACCCTAACGATAGCGGCGCACCGCTCGATCACCCGGGCGGCGGCTGCCACGTCGTAGTTCGCGCCTGTCTCGTAATCGAGGTCGCCCATACGGGCGGGGCGGGCGACGAGGGCCGGGGCGTGGGCGGTGTAGGAGCCGACAATGTTTCGCCACGTCCAACCGACGTACAAGGCGAGGTAGTTCACGAGGTCCATCCTCGTGTCTAGTTCGGTGTCTCCCGCGCCGGGCGCGCCCAGGCGGTCAACCTTCCTGGCGATGTTGGGGACGATGGAGAAGGCCTCGCCGCGTTTGCGCCAGGAGATGCCGTAGACGGCGGCCTTCTCGGAGGCGACGCGCAGGAGGAGGTCTTGGGGTGTGGTGCCGTAGTCGGTCATGATGGTTGGTCCTTTCAGGTGTGGTCAGTTTTCGGAGTCCGCGGACTAGAAGCTGTCGCGGATGGACTGTGCGTTGCCGGTGAGGGTGTAGGCGGACATGCCCGCCCGCATCTTGTCCGAGACGTTCAGCATGTTCACGATGTCCTGAACGGTCTGCTCGTTCACGCCGGGCATGTCCGGGTTGGCCTGGGTGAGACGGACGAGGACCTGCGTCCTGAGTCCCTTGTTCACGTTCGGGGCCATCGGCTCGTACCCGTACAGCTCGACAACGGCCAGGAGCGGCTCGCGGTGGTGGCTCTCGTCGGCGGGGATGTCAAAGACCAGGGTCTCCTCGAGGCCGGAGCCTTCCCGCGCGATCCGCTCGACGGCCCCGTTAACGGTCACGTCGATGATCCCCCGGTCGACGGCGCAGAGGTCCGGGAACATGTTTGCGACGGCGTAGCCAACGTTCATGTCCTGATGGAGGACGGCGGCCCCCAGGTAGACGGTTTCCGCGTAGGCGGCGCGGCGGATGAGGTCGGCCAGGTTTCGGCGGTCGTGGATGTCGATCTGTCGTGAGGTCATTTGTCTTGGTCCTTTCAGAGGGTTTCCGGATCGACGGGACGGGCGGCGAGGTTAAACGCCACGTGCGTGTGGCCGTCGTGGGCCTTCAGCTCGTAGGTGATGAGCTTGCCGCTGTGCTCGTTGCTGAGCGGGAGGCGGACGAAGCAGCTCGTTTCGCGTCGGATGGTGATCAGGTTGTCCAGGCGGGCGGCGGCAAGCTCGCGCTCGTGGAGGGTGAGACCGACCGGGAGGCTGGCGAGGTACTCGCCGGTCACCTCGTCGTTAGGGACGGTGAGGTGCCCCCGCTGGATCGGGACCGCCTTCAGGGCGAAGGCGAAGGCCTCGAGGGCATCCCTGAGCTGGTCCAGGCCGTCCTGGAGCTGGTCGGTGAAGTTCATGGGTCTTGGTCCTTTCTCAGTTTCCAAGCTGCTGGTTGATGCGGGCGATGTCGCGCGCGCCCTGCACCTGGAGGCGAATCGCGTTGAGGTCGCTCAGGCTGGCCTCGGAGATGCTGTAGGCGTAGAGGATGCCTTCGGCCAGCACGTGGATGATCTGCCAGCCGGGCGCGCCGTCGACGGCGCGGTGGTCGATGCTGATCTGGTCGATCTTCTCGGCGGGGATGAGGCCGAACTTGCCGGGCACTCCGAGCTTGTGCTGACGAAGCCAGTAAATGAGCTTGCCGGACCCTCCGTTGACGGGAATCTCGATCTTGCTTGCCATGATGGTGTCCTTTCAGGGGTGTTGGGTGGGAGGCCCCGCCGGGTGGTGGGGCCTCCCTGGGTTGATCAGTTGTTGATGAGGTCGACGGGCGCGAACATGTGGACGTTGTCGGGCTGGCCCATCCAGCTACCCACGATGTCCAGCGCGTGGTCGAGGCTGGGGCAGTTGACCTCGATGTGGCTGAACATGCGGTCCCCGGCCTCGTTCTTGAAGATGATGCGGTAGCCGATGCCCTTCTCGAAGACGACGATCAGGCGACCAGTGCGGCGGTAGCCTCCGAAGTCGCCGTTGAAGCGACGGTGGCGGAGGTCGGCGGCGAAGTTGGTGGCCCACTTTCCGGTGGGGTTGGCGGTCAGGAGGCTGGTGTGGTCCCAGTTGGTGCGGTAGATGCTGGTGGCGGTCATTGTCTTGGTCCTTTCTGGATGGGGTCACCGTTTCCCGGTGACATGTTTAAGTATAGCGCACCCGCGCGGGGTGTGCAAGCGCTACTTCGTGATTTCCGCGAGCGCGTAGCGCTGCAACGCCGCGAGCGCCTCCTGCGCGTCCTTCACCAGCTTACCGACGTGGGCGGAGTCCCTGAAGCTGTAGCAGGAGGTCTCCATGTAGATGTCGGTCATGGCCCCAAAGGCCTTGTTCTCGATGGCACGGAGACGGGCGAGGCAACGGGCCTCCCACGTCTCGATCATCTTCTGGGTCTCGCGGCGCTCCTCGACGCGGCGGACGGCCTCCTCACGGTAGGCGGCCTCGCACCAGTCGGTCTTCTCGGAGCGGACGGCGGCCTCCTCGTCGGCAAGCTCGCGCATGGTGTTCAGATCGACGGCAATAACGGTACGCATGATGGGTTCCTTTCGGGGGTTCGGGTCACCGGGGCGGTGACAAAAGTCAGTATAGCGCACCCGGCGACCTCGTGCAAGCGCTAATCCTTCCGATACCGATTACACACGTAGCCCGCCGCCTCCAAGGGCAGGCCCTCCGACCAATCCAGGGGCCGCACCATCACGTCATGCACCGCCTGCACCGTCGAGCCGGGCGCAGCCTCCACGATCACCTCATCATGGACATGGCCGACCACCCGGTGGCCCTCCTCGTCCAGACGTACCAGGGCCGCGCCCAGCACGTCGCGGGCGACCGCCTGCGTGATGTTTTCCACGAGCCGCCCGCCGTAGGTGTCCGTGCGCCACCGCTGCCTCGGGTCCTGGAAGGACAGCCGACCGTCCCGAGATGCGCGCACCTGGTGGTAGACGACGGCGCGCCCAGACGGCAGACGCACCAGACGATCCGACCCGCTGGCCTCCACACGAATGTGCTCGCCCGCCTGCCCGCCGTAATAGAACGCGCGCTCCACACGGCCCCACAAACGGACGATATTCCGGTTGGCGGCTCGCCACTGGTCGACGATCCGCTGGAGGACAGTCTCATCACCGAGCGCCGCGCCGCCCATAGCCTGGAGCGACCCCACGCCTCCGTTGTAGCCGAGGGCGAGGACGGCCACCTTGCCCTCCTTGCGTCCCATGCCACCGCCCATACGGTTGGCGGTCTCCACGTAGATGTCGCGGCCATTGGCGAACGCCTCCAGCGCCCACTCCTCCCCGGCCAACCAGGCGACCACGCGCGCCTCAATCGCGCTGTAATCGCACACGGTGAACGGCCCCACCAGCATGGGGCGGACGAGGGACTTCAGCGTGTGTGGGTCGGCTCCGAGGCCCAGGGTCAGGTCAAGGATAGCCGCGTCCTGAGCGGCCTCGGACGAGAAGCCAGCGCGAGGCAGGTTCTGGAGCTGGAGGCCCCGGCCCGCCCACCGCCCGGTGTGCGCGCCGAAGAACCTGAAGCCACCGCGCAGGCGCTCGTCGGTGTTCGCCGCGTCGAGCGCTGTCTGAAACTTCTTGTGCGCTGTTAGGGCCATGCTCTGGCGCAGCTCCAGGACGCGCCGCTGATCGGCGGTCAGATCGTCGCGCGTGAGCGCCTGGCGCACCGTCTCCGCCTTCAGGTCAGGCAGGAGACCACCGAACCAGGAGAGAAGCTGAGCCGTGCTCCCCGGGTTCTCCACTCCGGTGATGGCCTTGGCCTCGGCCTTGTCGGCTGCGAGGTTCTCGCTCGCCGCCTCGACCGCGCTCGCGGCCATATCGAGGTCCACCCTAATGCCCAGGTCGTTGACCTTCTGGTCGGCAATCCACACACGGCGCTCGTGATCGGTCGGCCAGTCCTGACCGTGACGGCGCAGGAGGCGGCGGCGCATGTCTCGCATCGTCGCCACATCCTGGCGGCAATACTCGACAAACTGCGCCCACTTCTCGGGGTGGTCCTCGGGCAGGCGGCGCTTGCCGCTCCTGTCCGGCTGGCAGAACCAACGAATGAGGGCCGCGCCCGCGCCGTCCTTTGGGTCGGCCCCGAGGGCCTTCGCCCCACCCTCCAGGGACTGCGGGTATCCCCATTCCGCCATGTGGGCCATCGTGTCCTCCCAGGCTTCAGGCGGGAGATATTGACCAGTCGGTAGTCCGCGGAATCGAGAGAGGCAAACGCGCTCAAACTGTGCGTTGTGGGCGAATCTCACGACGACGTTGGAGCCGTCGAGGAGGTGGGGAATCTTCATGATCTCGTCGCGTCCGACGGCGACCTGCACGGGACCGTCGTCCAGCGCCCACGCACACATGAGGACGAGAAACTCCGGGTCCTCACTGTAGCGGTAGACCCCGCGCTTAATATCGGTGGTCGAGTACGTCTCAATGTCCACGTAGAGGTCGTGCGGGAGCGCGACGACAGGGGCCGGGGCAGGGGTGATAAGGCTGGGAGGAATCATTTCCGGCCCCTCCGCCCGTGCCCCTCCATACGCGCGTCAACGATCACCGAGAACAGGGCGGCGACGCACAGGAGCGGGAAGACGACCGGCCAGGGCTGGCGCGGGAAGATGAACATGGCGACGATGGCACCGACCAAGCTCACGACGGTGATCAGGGCGCAGATGAACTGCACCCAGTCGATCTGGTACTTCTTCATTCCTGCTCGCCTCCCTCGAGGACGTGGGCGGCGTGCCACTTGGCGCGAAGGCCCTTCACGGCGCGGCGGTTGCGCACCGAGGAGACGGTGCGCCCGAGGTCGGCGGCAATCTCCGAGATCGATCTGGAGTAGTCTCCGGCCGCCTCGTCCTCCCACTGCTCCCAGGGGCGGTGTGAGCGGGTGGCGGCCTCCACGCTGGCCTCCTGGGCGGCGCGCTGCGCCTCCCGGTGAGCAGGGGTCAAGTCGGTGATGCGCGACTTCTTGCGTCCGTACTCGCGGTTGGCGGCGCGGCACTGGTCGCAGCGGCACCCGGCGACGTAGGTGGAACGCAGTCCATGTGTTCGGGGCATGGGTCTTGGTCCTTTCAGTTCAGGGGTCACCCGTGCGGTGACATGAACCAGCATAGCGCACCCAAGCGCTACGATGCAAGCCAGGGGATGAAAAGACCCCCTCACCACCAGGACCAAGAAGGTGGTGAGGGGGTCGGGACCCATCAGGGCCTATGTTACAGGATGTCGTCCTCGTCGTCCTCCAGAACGTCGAAGTCATCCTCAGCGCGGGACGCTCCGCCGCCCAGCATCTCGCCGTCGCGGACCTTCTGCACGTTCTCCAGGCCGAAGGTCACGCCCCGGTTCCCGTTGGTGTTGTAGCAGTAGGCGGACATCGAGACGCGGGCGTAGATGCCCGAGTACACCTCAGTGCTGTCCAGAATCGGGTTCAGGTCGCGGTCAACGACACCAGGGCGGCGCTTCGCGCTGACGTTCATGTAGTAGCAGCCTTCAAGCTCCGGGTTGCGCTCCAGGTCTGCGTCCTCGTCGCCGTCGTGGAGGGTGGACTTCAGGTTCTTCGGCACCTTGCCGCCGAACTTCGCCTTCTGCTCCTCGATAGCGGCGGCCTGCGCGGCCTTGATCGCCGCCAGCGTGCGCTTCGCCGTCTTGGGGATAATCAGCATGCACGAGAACCTGGGGTCCTGCTCCGTGGAGGCCGTGTATGGCTCCAGCAGGTGGACGTAGCCGAGGCGAATGTTCTCGTCGGCGCGGGTGACAACCTTGCGGGGATTAGCCATTGTGATCAACTCTTTCGTGTAATCGTGAATCGGTGAGCGTGCCGGGGCCGAGGCTCAAGGCCCCGGCACACCCCATAGTGTAGCGCTTAGTCTCCGGGTTGTCTACCCGAAGTCCGCCGCAGCGCTCGCGGCGGCTGTGAGAGGTGGACGCGGGTCCGCATCCCCCACCAGGGAGGGCTTGCCCTCCTTCTTGGTGATGTAGTCCCCGATCAGATCGGGGAGGTCAGACTTGCCCACCAGCTTCTCCAGTTTGCCAAGCGGTAGAATCTTGAACTCCGCCACCTGCTCGGGCTGGTATCCACTGTCGATCAGCGTCTGGATAGCCGCCGCCGGGTCAGTCACCACACGGCGACCCCGGCCAGCCACCACCTTGAAGCCGGGGATGGTCCGGCCCTCGGTGTAAATGCGGTCGAAGGCGACTCCCTCCAGTGCGTCGCACCAGTGGCGGATTTGGGCGACGCGCTCCAGCTCCGCGCCCACCTCCTCGTCGTCTAGGAGGCCGGGGTCTCCGAAGTCGCGGGCGACGAGGAAGTCACGACGCGCCCGGCACTCGCCAGCCACGGGGCACCAGCGGCAAGCCGCCTCGCCGGGACCGAACTCATCTGACCCGTCCTCGACCTTCTGGGCCCCGGGCAGCACCACGGTGTCGCGCCACTCGAGCAGCTCCTGGACGGTGAGCGTCTCGGAGGAGACGGACCCTAGTCGAGGCTGGACGACAGTCACGCTGACCTCCTCGACGGTGCCCAGGAGGTCCCCGAACTCGTTCAGGGCACCCAGGCCGTAGAGGCGGAGCTGAGGGTTTCCGACCGCGTTCACTGGCACGCCCTGACCGTATTTGAGGTCGAGGACGCGGACGGCGCGAGGTGAGACCACCACCGCGTCGCCTGTCCCCCACACGCCGGGGATCCCGGTCGCCATCCGCTGCTCCAGGAGCAGGACGGAGTGAGGTTCAGCGTCCAGGTCGGCGCGCACCTGGTCCACGTACTTGCCCACATGGCGGAGCATGTCCACCATGTCGTAGGTCTCGCCGTATTTCGCCGTCCAGTGGTTTAGGGCGTGGTCGCGGGCGGCTTCGTCGTGGTCGATCAGCTCGAAACGGGCGACGATCTCCGCGAGCGCGTGCGCCGCCGTGCCCTCCGCCGCGTGGGGCGACTCGGGCGGGGTGGGGGCCGCCGCTGCGAGCGGCACGCTGGCCGGGCAGGCCAGCCAGCGCGCCGCGCTCGACGGCCCAAGGTTCGCGTGTCCCTTGGGAGGCATTGGTCAGGCCTCCGGGAGAGCGTCGAGGAAGGCCTGAATCTGGTCGCCCTTGAGGAGGCCGACGCGGCGCGCGCCTGCCACCTCGAGGGCGGTCTTGATCGCGTCCTGCTCGCCTGCGCCGATCAGTTCGGTGGCTCGCGCGACGGCGACCGCCAGCAGGTCGGCCTCGGGGGTGACCGTCTCGTCCTCGACGGTCGCGCCGCCGGTCTCGTCCTCCGCCGGGGCAGGCTCGGGGGTCGGCTCCGGCTCGGGGTCGGACTTCTTCGCCGTCTTCTTGGCTGGCTTCTTCGCCGCCGCCTTCTTCGGGGCGGGCTTCTCCTCATCCGCCGGGGCGATGGGCGCTGCCTTCTCGACCTCGACGGTGATCGGCGCGGGAGCGGTGCGCTGCGCGGCCAGCAGACCGGCCAGCCACTGCACCTCCTCCACGGTCGCGCCCTGCACGTCGAGAGTGATGTTGATTTCCATGATCCGGTTCTCCCTGGTGATCGTTGATCGGTTAGATGAGTGACTCGGGCGAGTCGCTCACGTCGGTGGGTTCGTCCATGCGGGCGAACACACGCTGAGGCCCGTAGAACGGGAGCCTGGTCGGCTTCGGCATGGGGCCGAACCAGCCGGGCAGTTGCTTCAGCGCGTTGGTGATCTGGAGGATGTCCACGCGAGAGTGCTTCCCGCGCTCACGGCCTAGCGCTATCTCCCAGATTTCAAGCGAGCACACCACGTCAATCGGGTGCGTACCGCTCACTATACCCTGTTCCGCGTCGCGTAGCCAACTGATACGTTCTTCGGGCGACATTTCCACCCAGTTGGCCGGGACGAGCGTGTCCAGGTAGGCCTGGATGAGGCCGGTCATAGAGTCTTCCTCGGTCGCCATCGAGCGCACGGACTCCGCCGCCGCCTCCTCCGACGCGGACAAGAACAACTCCGGGTTGTCCTTCAGGCCATACTGGGCCTTGCTGGTCTTCCAGATGTGGACGGCCTCGGCCCACACCTGGTTCACGTACTCGTCCGAGTACTTACCGAAGTCCAGCTTTTCGGCCACTTCCACGATGAGGAAGCGGCGGTTGCCTTCCTGCGCGCGTAGGAAGACGGCATCATTGGTGGTTCCCCAGATAACCTGTCGGCGGGGGAGCTTCACGTGCTCCCTAGCGTAGGGCAGGCGGATAACGTCGTGCGTGAGCGTGACGAACTGCTTCAGGGCTTCAGCGTCGGCTTTCTTCATGGCGAAACCCTCGTCCGCGACGGTAACCCAGGAGCGGGTCATTGCCATGACTGTATCGCGCAGGCCGCCGCCTTCGATTGGTCCGAGTGTGCAGGTCCACCCGCGTGCCATCGTCTCGACAAACCACGACTTACCCAGGCCTTGCCGCCCGGTCAGGATGAGACAGTTGTCCACCTTCACGCCGGGGTCGAGGGCGCGGGCCACGGCCTGCACCGCCACCAGGCGAGCCACCCGTCGCGTGTAGTCATCCTGCGCGCCCGGCAAGTACGTTTCCACACGCGAGATGCCGTCCCATTCCAGGCACTCCAGGTACTCGACCACGGGGTGGAAAGCGTTGTCCTGCGCCACCATGTCGATCACACCGTTAAGCTGCTCCTGCGCGGGGCGGGGCATGTTGTAGGCGCGCTGCAAATGCGCGCTGATCTGGGCGCGGTCGGCGTTAGTGAGCGCGTCGTCCTTACCCGCCTCCACCGTCCGCCACGGGAACTGGCGGCGCGTGACCGTCGTCAGGTCCATGTCGTTACGGGCCAGGGCACGCAGCACGGGGTCATGCTTCATCAGAAGGTCCCAGTTATGCACGTCGTCCAGCGGCTTGCCCGTCTTGGGGTGGAGGTGGAACTCCAGGACCCACTCGGGGAGGCCGCGAGCGCCGTCCTCGTCTCCGTCGAC